TGGGCGGCGGCGGCGGCGGTGGAGGCGGCGTGGGCGGCGGTGGAGGCGGCGTGGGCGGCGGCGGAGGCGGCGTGGGCGGCGCGGGCGGCGTGGGCGGCGGCGCGGGCGGCATTGGCTGCGCGTATCTCACGAACCCGTCCGAGGCGTGGATCGCCTCGGACGGCGGAAAATCTCGATCTCATCCGTGTGGCCGAGTGGGCGATGACGGATGCGCCGTTAAACTTGTTGGAGGATCAACGTGGATGAACAGAAGAACTACTACATAGAATTGAAATTCAACGTCATGGGAACAAAAGCGGCTGTCGAACGCCTGCACAAGATGTTACTGGCTGTCGCGCACTATGTCGACCCGGATGGCAGCACGATCACGATCCTGGATGAAGCTGCGATTGCAAAACGCATGGAGCGGGAGTACATCGATGGATAGGAAACAATTTCCGAAAAAGCCGAGGCAGATTTTGAAGCTGGCGCAGAAGGGGGGGGCCGATGTGCGCGAGGGCGGCAGCCATACCATCGTCGAAAAGGGCGGCATTCAGACCGCCATCCCCCGCCATGCCAAAGACCTGCCAACTGGCACGCACCATTCCATTTGGCGGGATTTTTTGGCGATGGGGTTGATCCTTATGCTGCTGGGCTGCGCGGGGTCGTTTTACTTTTCTCAGGTCGGCGCACTACCGTAACGATATTTCGGTTCCCGCCCCCACCCACTACCAAAAAGAGCCTCCTGATCAGAGGCTCTTTTTGGTTTAATCGCGGGATACGTTTAGCGATTCTTCAGCGCGGCGTAGGCGATCATTGCCGCGCTCTGAATCTGCGCGAACGCCTCAAAGATCGCTTCGGGGGTAAAGCCCGCCTCGAAGCCGAGTAATCCCGTGCCCCATAGCGCGACAACGGCGAGCGCAAGGCTCACGATCATTGAAGCGAGCAGGGCGCGCCCATCTTGCAGGTTGAACACGGGTTTGAGCTGGTTGACCAGCCAGAACCCCACAACACCGACGAGCACGTTGATCGCGTTCGTCGTTTCATCCGGCAGATCGCCGAGGGCGGCGACCATTAAGATGCTGAGGATGCCGACGACAATCAGCATCGCGTACAACCGATGGTTCTTGTTTGCAAACAGCATTTTGCACCTCCTAGTGCATGTACCAGAATTTAACCAAATCTGGTAGGATTGGTTACGCAGGCGCGAGTTTCTTGAGATTGCAGCGGCGGCCATCGCTACCGGATCCCAGCCCTTGCGCCTTACTTTTTAAGGTTGCGCGCTTCGCGCAGCCGCGCGTTTTCATTTTCCAGTTCCTTGACGCGGGTCAGCAGCCGTTTATTCTCGCGCCCCAGCGCGTCGATCTTGATGCGCTGCGCGTCGTTCTTTTCTTCCAGTTCCTGCACCTTGCTCAGCAGGCGCTTGTTATCATTTTCCAGCGCGTCGATCTTCAGGTTCTGTTCATCGATGCTGGCGCGCAGCGCCTCGATCTTGGTCTCGGCTTTGTACACCTGATCGCTGAGGAGCGTGACCGTTTCAGCCAGCGACTTTTTGCGATCCGTGCCAAAGCGCCGCATGGCGATGTATGCCCCGACCAGCGCGACGATCACGGGCGTGGCCTGCATCAGCAATTGCAGGTACGGGTCCAGTTCGTTCATGTCGCGTCCCCAGAGCGCATGCGATGCCAGGCGACGATGCCGGGAGTCATAACGGGCGCGAGGATCAGGGGGCGCATGATCCAGCTAACGACCTGCAGATCGAACAGGCCCAGTAAATACAGGGAATACACAAGGCAGACCAGCGCCAGGAACGGGAAGCTGGCGACCAGCCAATCGTTGGCGTAGCCGCGCAGCCGCACCAGGCGGTAGATCAGCGCCATCGAGATCGACGAGCTGATCACATGCACGGACGGCAATACCAGGCTGTAAGTGATCTCCAGTATCATGCCGCCAGCCCCCGGTAATTGTACTTCCGACGGAACATGCGCGTGAGGCGCTCGATGATCGGCTGGTGAACGCCGAAGTAGTTGAGCAGGTCGGCGCGCGTGCCGTTGAACACGTTCCAATCCACCGCATCTGACTGCACGCCGTTGGCTTGGCCGAAATCGAATGCCGCATTTTCGTCCGCCGAGCATTGCCAGAACAACCAGCCATGCTCGCAATACGGCGGCATCCAGGGTTTCCATTTGTCCGGCTGATTGACCGCTTCCAGCGGAAACGCCGGGTTAGCGTTCGCGCGGCTGTACGGGTACTGCGCGATCCACAGCCGCGTTTCCTTTCGCGCGGGCCAGGTCACGCCCAACTGCCACAATTCCATGATCGTCTTGGGGTTGGTATAGGTGATCAGCGGCGCACCCAGGGCCTGCTCGACCTCCTGCTTGAACGCCCAGGCATGCTCGCCGTATGCGCTGGTCATCACGAACCCGCCCCAGCCTTCCACGTCGTGCACATAGCCGTGGAAGTACCCTGCCCAATCGCGCATGAGCTGGATGTACGTTGCCGCCTGTTTGCGCCAGTCGAATTCTGGGGCCTGCCAGTGATAGGCAAGCCGCACGTCGATATCCTCGATGTCGCGCGCGGTGTCCTCGAAGGTGCGCGCGGGTTCAACGCCTGCGCGCGTGCGATCCATGCGATATTTGTAGGACGCGCGCACGGCGACAAAATCGTGCCGGTGTAGCGACTGATCGCGATCATAGCTGATCTGATTGATGACGGCCAGGTCGATGCCCTGCGCGCGCGCATTCCTGTGTTCCGGCAAGGGCCTGCTGTTTTCGTCGCTCATCGTTTTCTCCTGTTCATCGCCCAATAGCACGGTATCCGGTATATCGGGGTATTGAGTATTCACACGCGGCGGCGGGGTGGTCATCTTCCACGTCGTGCGGTGGATCGTCCCGCCCGCGCTGGTTTCTTCGAGCAAAATCCAGCCCTGCGCGACCTTCCCCCAGGTGTCGGAGCCGATCACTTTGTAGGCCGTGAGTTCCATCTGCGCGCCCGCGACGATGCGTTCGCCCCACGGCGCGTGGCGATTGGGGGCCGGGAATGGCCGCAGGTTGGCCGTGGCGGTGATCGTCATCGGCAGCGCGGGGAACGGCTCATAGCTCGCGCACCACGCCTCGCCGTCCGGCGTGCAGACGGCGAACTGCTGAAACACGCCGTCTGACAATCCCCACTCGCGATAGTTGGGATGTTCGGGGTTGGTGAAGCGCCCGGTCGGGACGTGGTAGTACGGCGAGTTGTGAAAAGTCTCCGCCGGATCAGGCGTATCGCTCCAGCGTTTGGCGCGGAATTTCACGCCGCGCCGCGCGTGCGCGTCGACGGCGAGTACCGTGTTGCCCGCGAAGGTCATGCCGCCGAATTTCGGCAATTGCCCGCCGTCCATGATCCATTGCGCCCACCAATTGGTGTCGTGCGCAAAATAGACATGCTGCGGCCAGGTGGGGAACAGCGGTTTGAGGTGGCGGTTGTCGCCGTCCAGGAAGATGTTGCCGTTCATTTTCAAAATGTCGAGCGCGACGCGCCTGATCGCCGCGATAAAGCGCACGGTATTTTTGGCGATCAGGTCGGCCAGCCAGAGCAGGGTGTAGACGCGCGCCAGTTTGGAGCCGTCCGCATCGGTGATCGCTTCGGGGACGGGGTAGCTGTCGCCGGTCAGCGATTGGCGGTCGGCCACGCGGTCATGCGGCTCGTCCTCGTAGCGGTCGGCGATGCGTACCGGCCATTCGCCGTAGCGGGCGATCAGGTCAAGCAGTTGGTCGAGGGTCATTACTGCGATCCCCACAAAACGGCGGCGATGAAGCAGAGGACGGCGATGGCGAGGGTTTTGATCTCATTCATGTTTTTCACTTAGAAAAATATCGGTTGCGCGTTCGCGCTCGCGGGCGGCGGCGCGGGCGGCGTGTACTCCGCATACAATTTAGGCCGCTCACCTGGGGTGGCGTATTCCGCTGATCGTAATTGGTAGCTATCAAACGTGCCGGGTTCAGTGTACCGGTAGGTTTTCCAGCCATTGTCCGTCCATGTCCCATCTGCAATTGCCTGCATCTGGGTCAGGTCGAGCGTCCAGTCCTTGAATTCCGGCACGGTGGTCGTCACGGCCAGCGTGGATAACAGGGATGAATTAATATCCGTAGTTGTATTCAATGCGCCCGCAGTAGACCAGTTGTTGCCAGTCGAATAGACGTTGTGGGTTGCTTCGTTCACTACCCAATTGCGACGCAATAATACGCAGAAGACGTCCTGTGTGCCGGGAATGCTCCCCTGTGCATTATTGTATAGCGAGAATGTTGGCGCGCTGTCCAGGGTCGCCCCCGAAACGGTTGAGGCAAAATCGGTGAACTTGATCAGAATGGAGCGAAATTCATTAGGCGAGGTCTGATCCCGATAAACGAATAGCGTGTTGGCTGACCCGAAATTCGTGGTCGGGCTGTTCAGGGCAATATAAGTATCTTCGGTGTTCGCGCCATCGTTCTCGTCATAAATATCCATCCCCAGGTTCCACGCGGGCACAAGCGGATTAGCGACGTTCATGTCCCAGGCATGGAGCGCCTTCAACAACCGACCGAAATTTTTCCGCAGCGCCTCTGCGTGATGGTCGCCCGCGCGGAATAGTCCTGCTCGCTTTTTGCCGTCCAGCGCCCAGCTAATCGAATACGGCGAAATGCGCGTGATCCGGTGGGTGTCGTTCTCGATCCACAGCAGGCGGCGCAGTTCATTGCCCAGCCGGGGGGTGTTGAGCAGAATTAATAACAGTCTTTGGTGGGTATTGAAAAAATTGTCGTATTTGGCTGGTGTACGCATATTAGCTTGTCGGCTTGAATTCGATATGCAGGGTCAACCCGGCAGCCGAAGCGCCCCCGCTGCTTTTCGCGATAGTCAGCAGATCGCCCTGGGAAACCTGGGCGTCGGAGTCTGAAATGATCCCATCTGTGGTCGCGTCCCAACTGTTCTTTTCGTCTGCGTCGATCGACGGCAGGGTGGAAAAGATGCTGTTCCCGTTCTTGTCCAGGTCATACACCGTGATGTCGGTACTGGCGGTGCCCTGATGCGAGAAATACACCGCCCCGATATACCAACTGTCGATCAAGGGCGGGATGGTCAGGCTGAACCCGCCCAGCGGGTCGTCGGTGGTCGGCGCGGCCGTGTCATCCAGAACCTGCCACAGCATACCACGCATCCCGGCCATTGCCGCCCCCAGCGCGGCGGGCGTAATCCCCAGCGCGCTGGAGGCGTAAGCGTCCACATCGGACGAGGATGCGGCGGACAGTTTGCTGCCCTCCAACGCCGTGAAGCGCGCCGCCACGTCCGACGAACTGCCGGATGGGTTCGCGCCCAGTTCGGTCTCAATGGCGATGATCTCGTCTTTCATCGAATTGACGTCGGACGACGAGTTGTCGTCGACGCCATCGGTCTTGTTCGAGAAAAGAGCGGTTATCGAATTCGGGTAATCGGCCATTCGTTCACCTTTATGAAGGGGCGGTGGTCATGCGCCGCCCCTTCTCTTTTATGGGTAGCTCAGATAGCGATCAGCGCGCAGGATAGGCGAGCCGGAAGGAACACCCGCGACACCTGTGATCTGGTCATACACGTAGTTGGTTGATCCCAACGCGGTATCCGGCGCGGATACGCCTTCCGCGCCATGTCCCGGACACCAGAAAACCGCGTCGCCGGGGCCATCCGCGCCGCGCGCCGCGTAAATGCTGGCGATCTCCGCTGGGGTCAGGATGCGGTTGTAGATACGCAGGTCAGAAATCGGCCCATCAAAGCTGGCGTTATCGCTCCTAACATCCCCAATCCAGAGCGCCTCTCCAGCGTCAGAGCCAAACGACCCCGTTGGGTCACTTAACTCCGTGACCGCTACCGACACGCCATTTACATACAGCACCGGATCATTGCTGAGGCTGCCCTTATCCATCGTATAGGCAACGTGATACCAACCACTACCAGCGGAAATGGATCCATCGGGCGCTTTCCAAAATCCAAAAATGCTTGTCGTGAGCTCAAAAACAACAATAGTGCTGTTTACCCCCCCCCCATTCCCGAGCCGAAAAGTGAACCCGCCTGTGGCTGGGTCGTTTCGTTTAGAAATAATTGCTCCAGAATCGTTTTCCCCAAAAGTGTCCGGATCAACCCAGGCCATCACGGTCTTTTGCGTCAGATCGTCCAGATGGGCCACATCGGTAAAAGTCAAGTGCTGATTCGTGCCGCTGAATTCGAGAGGCATCTTACAGACCTCCGGCACGCGGTTGAGGGGATTGCTCCAGACAGCCAGCGCCAGGATCAGCAGCAGTCCAATTTTGAAGCCTGCTTCTTTGTGGGCTGCGGCCCACTTTTTGATAGCCTTCATCGTTTTGTCCTTTCACTAAGAAACGAAAGCCGATACCAGCTACAGTATAGTGAGTTTTACGGATAAATGGAATCATATTAACCATGTTTCTCATGTGGACAGCGAGTAGCTGAAGGCCAGCGCGTGCAGTTGGAACACCCCGCCGGCTGTGTCGCTGCCGTTGTCCGCGTCGCGCGCCAGGACGATGCTGCACAGGTCGCCCGCCTCCATCGAGTCGCGGCTGTCCAGGTACAGCGTGAATAGATCGGCCTCATCCACCACGGCGGGCGCGGCTTCAGTCAGCGTATTGACCGCGTCGTAGTTGGCGGCAGTCATAACGTCCCCGTCCGAAATGCACATTACATAGGCGTTGAGGATCACATTGCCGCCGTCCGTGGTGGACATGCTGTAAAGTCCTACCAGGGCGGTATTGGTGGAGCTGATAAACCCGGGCGGTACGTAGAAACTCCAGACGCGGCCTTCATCCGTCGTTGGGCTGAAATCCAGCTGGTAAAAATGGGGTTTGATCGTGTCCGTGGTCGTGCTCTCCACTTTGACCAGGGCAGCCGCGTCGATGCCAGTGACGACCTCGCCATTTTGCACCGGCAGCATGTGCCGGAAGAACCCGGCCAGGGCGACAAAATTCGCGTTGACCTCATCCCCCCAACTGCTGGGGATGGTGGTATTGGGCTGCGGGTCGTGCGCCGATAATGTATATCCCATTCAGTCTCCTAATAGACCCATTCGCCGACGTCCCACTCCGCGACATCCCACAACGCGCCAACGCCGATGAACGGCTCAAAGCGCATGCGGGTTTCCACCGCCTGCCCGTTCTCGGAAAGCCAATTGTGTTCGATCATCCCCACCCGGTAGTCGTCATTCAAGCTGATGGTCGCGGCGGTCAGCGTCACGCGATCCGTAAGGTCGGGCGTGAATTGTTCCGCGACGCGGTTCTCCAGCCGGATAGCCGGGAAACGCCGCACGTTCGAAAGGTAATCTTCCAGGTATTGCGAATAGGATACGGCCTGGTTGACGTCCTGCTGGTGCTTACTGTCCAGGGTAAAGATGCGCGGCTGCGCCCCATTGCTGCCGTCGGTCTTCAAAATGACGTTGTCCGGGTTGTCGATGGCGTCGCCCCGCAATCTCAAGAGCGTGATATAGCCGTCGCTGCCGCCGGTATTGGTGATGGTCAGTTTCGCGGTCTGGCTGAAAGTGGACGTGATCGCGACCGTGAAGTTGGCCGTCAGGTCAGCGCCCGATCCATCCGCAGCCTCGTTCATCGTGTAATCGGTAGTGTCCACCGGCGTGACCAGGTTGGTCCCGGCCACCTTGCGGTTCTCGTAGACGAAATCAGCGAATAAGGCCAGTGATTCGCCCGCCCCGACGCGGGTAGTATCCTGCAAGCGCCAGATCTCGGCCCCATCCTGTGAGATGCGCGGATGCGCCACGACTTCGACCACGTTACGCACCACTTCCCAGGGCTGCAAGACGCTGATCTCACGCCCCATTTCATCCTGAGTGATGGTCACGACGCTTGTATTGGTCTGGTTGCGGCCCTCAAACGTGGCTGTTCCGTCCGCTGCCGGGTAAAAGCGCCCGTTCTCGCTGTCCACCAGGTCGTTGATCGCGGCGGCGGCGGATCGCTGGTCTTCCCACCAGTACGGGATGATGTCGCCTCCCTTGCGCAGCGCGCGCCCCCAGATCGAAGGCCAGTCCACCGCATCCAGGATCAATCCAATGGCCGTGTCGGTGCGCGTGTCGGTCTGGAGCACGATACTGGCGTTGTGATCCAGCAGCCAGCGCCAGCCGTCGGTCAGGCTGATGCGCACGTATTCAATGTCGTTCTTGCGGAACGGCTCGATGCTTTCGACCCGGCCCGCGATCACGTCGTAATCGCTGCCGGTGGCTCCATCCCGCAGCCAGATCTTGATGTATTTCCCCGGTTCTACGTTGGGATACAACGGGCTGGATGCGTTGAATGGGTCGAAACGCCCGTCCCTGTTGACCAGGGTCAGGTACGCATTGCCTGGGTTGTAATGCTCGAAACCCTTGCCGTCCTGCCGGATAAAAAAATCACGCCCGCGCTTGGAGGAAAAGTCAATGCAGTGCTGCGCTTCGTTATAGCCGCTAAATAGGCCGTCGGCGTCCCAGTCTATCTCCGCGGCCCACAGCAAAGTCTCAGCCCCGCTCGTACCATATCCGTATTTTGCCGCCCCATATTTGACGGTTCCGTATTGAGCCATCAACTGAGCGCCTCGATGTTATCGCGCACGAGTTTGCCGACGACCGGGGCGAGCACGCGCTCGGCTTCCACCCGATCACCCAACGATACACCCTGGTAGGAAAAATACACGTTGACAGCCGTGCCTGTTGTGACTGACGCGGCGTTGCCGACAGCCAGGGAAGGCGCTCCCAGATCCGCCAGGCCAACGCTGAACGAAGGCAGCGATGATTTAGCTATCCCCGAGAGTTCTTTATCGATGCCGCGCAAACCCATTTCGAACGGAGTAGGGCTTCCGGGGGTCAACCAGTCGGGGAGGGTGATATTTTCAAATTTTTTGGTCAGGTTCTGGATCCAGCCAATAATTGTTTGGATTGCGCCGGAGATTGCAGAAAATGCGGGAGCAAGTTTTGTGTTCAGCCAGGAAGCCAATGAAGAAATTGCGGGCATCAAATTTTTCTGGACCCAATCCCCCATTTTCTGCATCGCTGGAATAACAATGTTTTGGATCAGCCCTGCCACAGCAGTAAGCGCAACCCCTAATACGGCTTCTATCAGGCCTGCGAGTGCAATGATCAGGGGAAGCACGTTCGCCTGGATAAAGCTCCAGACCGCTTGCAGGGCAGGCAATAGAGTCGATGTCCAGAATTGTGCCGCAATACTCAAGGCGATTCCCATAGTCTGGCTCAGCAGTTGCAGGACTGCTGTAAAAACGGGCGCGACATAGGTTTGGAACCAGGCTATTACACCAGCCACGACTTCCTGGATGCCGAACCAGTTCTGCGTCCAGGCCGCAGTCAGTAACGCGACGGCTCCCACAATCAGTGCAATTGCGAGAATCAGGGGGCCGCTTATAATCCCTGCCAAAGCGGTAACTACGGGGATAATGGCGCCAATGATCAAAAACAACGGCCCCAGCGCCGCTACGATGACGCCGCCGATCACGGCGAACTTCTGCATTTCAGGCGATAATCCCTGGAATACGTCCAGCAACCCAGACACCCAATCCACGAATTGCTGGACGTAGGGGATCAAAATCGCACCCAGTTGTGCGGACACATCCTGAAACTGAGCCTCCAAAATGCGTTGCGAATTGGCCAGGCCGTCCGATGTATTGATGAAATCCCCCGCGATGCGGTCGGTTTGTTCATAGATGATCGCCAGCGCGGCCTGCGCTTTGGCGTTGTTATCCAGTTCGGCGGCGGTGTCCGCCAATCCCAGTTCAAGGGCTTTGGCGGCGATATCCGCCGCGTTCAGTTTGACGCCGAACTGCTCCAGCGGGTTGAACTCGCCTTTGAGCGCGGAATTGACCGCCCCCAAAGCCTGGTCGACATCTGTGTTGAACACCGAAGCCATATCCGCCGCGCGCTGCGCAAGCGTAATCACTTCCGTGCCAGCCGCGTTCGCGTCAAACCCCAGATTTTGCAGCAGCGCGCCGGAAACCGCCGCAAGCTGGTTGAATTCAGCGTTGGCAAGCCCCACGGATCCGGCGGCGATCTGGCCGAACGCCAGAACGCCCTGCGACGCGTCGCCGAACACCGTATTGACCGCGTTGGTCGCCTCCGCCAGATCGGAGGCCGCGCCGACTGCCTTCGCGCCCAGCACCACCAGGGGCGCGGTAACTCCGGCGGTCAGCACCAGGCCGGCTTTCGTGAAAGCTCCAGCGATTTTGCTCAGCACGCCGCTGGCCTTGTCCTGCGCGGTAACAATGATTTCGACTTTTTCAGCCACTATCTGCGCCTTTTGCTCTTTTTCATCGCCTGTTTATGCTTGCTTTCTTCCGCTTTGTTCTTTTGCGCCAGCCATACCCGCCAGCGCAAGAACCATACGATCATCCAGCTTTGGTCCTGGCCGGTCACTTCAATCGGCGCGCATCCCCAGTTTTCTGCCGCGATCAACACCTCCACCCATGCGGGCGCGCCGATTATGCCGTAGCGGTAGGCTCGGAAGATGCGCTCGGCGCTTTTGGGTCGGCGCTCGCCGCCACATTCGCCTTTTCAAGCAGTTCCGGGGCCAGATCGAGCAGCTCGCTCATCTTCATTTTGTTCAATTCTGCCACGGCCAGCGGGGTGTCCAGATAATCGCCTTGCTCATCAACCATGAACAGCGCCAGCATGGCGCGCACGCCGCCGACTTTGCCTTCCTCGAGGGCGACAAAATCAGCGACGGTCATGTGTTCGCGCAGGCGCGCCTGGTCGATAACGATCTTCATGGCAGGGCGCTCAACTCATTGACCACAACGATCTCGCCGAACAGGGCGGCGGTCGAGTTGTAGCGCATGCGGAAGGTAGCTTCAACGGTGTCGTTGCCGTCTTCTTCGCCGAGCGGCTCAAAACTTTCCCATTTACCAGCCAGATCAACGCGCAACAACTTGGTGTCGTAGGTGCCGGTGGTCGATAGCGCCGATCCCGGAAACTCCAGGCGTAGCTGGCGCGGGGTCTGGTTGCGCCACGCGGTCTTTTCGGCCACGGCGTTGGCGTCATGCTCGAAGGTGATATCCAGCGTGATCTCTGGCATGGTCGATTTGGCAAAACTGAAGTACAGCTCGCCGGTCGCGGTCTCGACGACCTGCCAGCCCGTATCCACTTCCAGGTTCATCGCCAGTAAGGTGTTGCTGATCAGGGTCGTACCGACCGTGCCAGTGCTGTCATCGATGTACAAACTGGCCTTCGAGAACAGTATCTCTTCGACGCTGGGCACGGACAACGACGCGGTAAAGGTCGTGTTGGTCACCTGGCGGCCTACCCAGTCAGCTGACATTTTCAAGGCTTCGCCCGCCGCGCCGGAAAGGGTGAACGCCTCCACAAAGGCGTATTCCATTTCCTCCGCCTGCTGGTTGTCGCCACCCTCGATGGTATAGGTCTGGATCGAATTCACGCCGGTGGTGGGGAAGGCGTAGGAATAGATGTATCCAGACCCGCTATCCGTAGTGGGAGAAACGGTTTGAACGCCCGCCTCCAGGATATACGGAAGCTGCTCGAACGTGGCCTCAATATCCTCAAAGGAGATCGCAGCCGCCAGGCGTGGGATGTACGAACGATCCGCGCCGCCCACCAGGCCAATATCTTCTTCGGGGAACACCACTTCCCTGCCGTCTTCGATAGTGCCCATCCCGCGCCACCTCGCGGTCGCCGCGACTGCGTCGCCTGCGGTGGATTCAGCGCCCAGTTGGATCATGCGTAAAGCTTTAATCCCGGCCATCATCTTACTCCTTGTTCTCGATCTCTTCGGTCTCCCCAGAGATCATCTTGTTTTCGCGCTCCGGCTTGCGGGATTTCGTTTCTGCATACAAACCGCTTTCCAGCAGTCTCTTTTTCCCGTGCCGCGCCACCTCTACGTCAGAGAGGTTTCTGGCTGGAATACCGGCCAGCCAGCGACCGTTTCCAATGTATTCAAGTCCCATGTCGTTTCCTTTGCATATCCGTAGCGCTGGACATCCGCCAGCAAGGTTTCGTCCAACACATTGCCCATGTGGCGGGCATAGCGTTGTGGGGTGGTCAGGCGCAAATAGCCCGCCCGATCAATGGCGTTGTCAAAATCCTGTTCGTTGCTGGTCGCCTGCTCGTTCCACACTGTGAGCGGCGCGATCCGCTCCGCAAACGCCACAAATTGGCAGTGGTGCGCAAACGCCAACGCCTTCACGCCATCCTTTTCAAGCAGCACGTCCTTGACCATTGCCGTGCTGCGTAGATGCCCCTCCGGTTCTCGCCCGACGCTGGCGCAGAAATCGCGTTCCCATTCGTCGGGAATAAAACGCCCGTATTCAGCGCCATGTTCGCGGGCGTACACTCGATTACTGGCGCATCCCCAGCGTTGCTGGGTGCGTACCGGATACCCCGATACCGCGCCCACGTTCGGGAACGCTCTCAGGATATCGATCTGGGCGTCCAGCCAGCCGGGGTAAAAGAACATGTCGTCATCGCACAGGGCGATGATCGTCTTTCCAGGGAACATGTTGAATATCGAAGCGCGCGCGGAAGATTTGCCCGCGTTCGCTGAGATGATCAGCGTATCCGGCTGGTACGCCTGGCGCAGCCAATCCACGAACCAGCCCGCGGACCCGTTGTCCCAGACCAGCACGTGCGCGGTGCTGTGGTCGCGCATCGAATTCAGGCACGTCCGCACGATCTCGAACCGCTGGCTGTGATACCCATCCGCATTGGGCAGGTGGGTGATAACCGCCGCCACGATCTCAGGGCGCCCGGATATTGCGGCCCTGCGGTTGGGGTTTTCGCCAACTCTCATAGCCACTCCACCCCGCCAGGCACGCGGTACATTTCCGTAACCGCGTATTTATGCCCAGGCGGATTCGTGTCAAAAAATACATGATGGCGCGCGCGCAACCGCAAATAGGCGCGCGCCATCATGTACTCCGGGCGATTCGCGTTGTCGAACACCACGATCCCGCCCGGACGCACCAGATCTTCGACCGCAATGCACCATTGCGGTCGTTCTTCTCTCGCGCCGTCGATCAGGATAAGATCGTATTTGTGCGGCATGGCCGCGCTCAATGATTGCGCCGAGCCGTCATAAAAGTTCACTTTTTCGTGATCCGTGACGCGGATCACCGCTTTCTTCCAGGCCGGGTCGCGTTCCACGCAGGTCACTTTTCTGACCCGTTCAGCGAACCAGCGGGTCGACCCACCAGAGCCATGTTCCAGAACATGCCAATCCGGTTGCAGCCACATGTCGATATACGCGACAATAGCCGGATGCAGCCACGGCTGAGAACGCAGATCGTCTGTGTTGCCCATAGGCCACCAGGGTTTCATGTCGATAAGCTCCCGCGGATCTTGATGTCGATCTCGAAGCGGAATCCCACCGTGGGAACATCAGCCCACGACAGCGATCCGAATGTGTAACGAATTGGATAAACGATGGTGTTCGCCGTGTTGTTCAATGTGGGGTTCTGCTTCAGCAACAGCCCGAAAGCGACCAACACGGTCTTTGCCAGTTCGACCGCATTGCCCAGATGCTGCCGCCCGACGTGCACTTCAGAGGCCAGCGTGTGGATGTCGCGCCCCGCTGAAGCGTCGTCCACATTGATCGTGCCCCGCAGCGGGTAAGACACCGCGAACGGGAAATTTCCCGCCCCTTCGGTCACCTCAGCCGGCGCCGATTTACAACCGGCGGCCAATGCGTAGGTTTGGATCTGTTCAATGGCGTTGTCGAGTCCTTTGGTCACAGGATCACCCGTTTGTAGTGTGTGATCATTTCAACGACTTCCGGGTCGAGCGCCTTGACGTGTTTCAACTGTCCGATGCTTTCAATCGCGCCCACATCCTGATAGCCCTGTTTGGCGCGCATATACATTTTCATTGCCTGAACGATGGTCGCCTGTTCGACATCAGGCAAGGGGGTGATATTGTCGGTCGTGGCGGCGGCGTATCCCCAGGTCGCGGTTACCTTGACCGCGCGCGGATAGTTGTAAAATGCCGCTTTGGATCCATTCAGCAGATCCAGTTCAATGCCGGTGTAGGGCAGGTCCAGCTGGGGGGCATTATCCGGCAGCAGCCAGTAATTGCTGCTGCCGTACGCGGTGTAGGTCCCGCCGCTTTGGGCATGGTTGTCGACCTGCGCGGTTTCCGCCACGGCCAGGGTCACATCGGACGAGCAGAATTCATCCAAATACTGAATGTGTTTGCCGCTGCCCCGAAAATAGCGCGTCTCGGTGTCCGTGGTGACGGCATACGCGCCAGGTTCACGCTTGGTCGCTGTATCGATAAGGCGCGACGCGCGTTCGATGCAGGATGCGAGAAAAGCATCCTGATCATCGGTCGACCCAAACAGGGTGCCGCCCGCATTCAGCGCCGCGACCAGCGCGTCGCGGGTGGTATAGCTATTGGGCATAGTTGGTAGCCAGCTTCATCGCTTCCGGCAGCATGGCGTCAACGGCCTTCGCGCCGCCCGCGGCGGCGATCATTTCATCGACCAGGCGCAAATAGCGTTCATTCTCCTGGAGCGCGCCGGAAATCACCCCATAGCGCATGATGGCGTTGTTGTGGGCTTTCATGGCCTCCAGGTATTCACCTTGATAGGCTGCCGATTCCTCATCGGTCGTTGCCCGTGCGATCTGGCGCAGCACGTTCTCCAGCCGTGCCCCGGTCTTGCCCATGTGCGCCTGTGCATTGACCAGTTCATTGTTCAATTTCACGGCGGTGGTCTCAAATTCCTGTCGGTGGATCACAACGTCTCCTTCGTAGCCATACAGCAGGCCCATCAACAACCCTGATTCTTCGGGGAGGATAACTTCCGCGCCCCTGCCGACCGCGATCCCAAGCCACAGGGCCACCCCGTCACGCTGGGCCTGGTATTCGGTCACGGTCGCCATTTCGACGCCGTACAATTCGATACGCTCATAGCCCTGGTAAAGCGCCAGGGCTATGGCGTATGCTGGTGAACTGCTGAAGTATTTGATGATCGCTTCTTTTCGTTTCGCGCCCCGCCGCCGCAGGTTGGGCAGCAGCTCCTGGATCACGTCTTCCAGGGGATACTTCACGCTGGAAGGCACATCAGGGTACTCGTTCTGCATATAAACGGGGAAGGGGTGGTGCTGCTTCAACCATTCATAATGACCCGGATCGTTTTTATTGTTGGGGTTTTTCCAGATGGGCGGCAGGTGGATCTGGAATACAGCATCCACGCGCTTTACCCACTCATTGGAACCCGCTTCGTTAAAAACCCAGATGTCCACGTATTTCTTAGTCCACGGCGCTTTGCCGCGCGTGGCCGGGTGCGAACCAACGATGGCGACCGTCTTTCTACTCATTCAGTTTTATGTGGTGCCGCGCGAAACAGCGACAAGCCCGGCCACGATGCCCGCCTTGATGGTCGCGGCGGTGCCAGCCGGAGTGGCGGCCAGGCGCACGTAGCGTTGAGCGGCCTGGAAGTGGAGTTCTTCCGAGATCACGGCATCGACGTACCCGCCACCGGTGAAAGTAGCGCCGGAGATGTCGGAAAAGTCGGACGAACTGGTCGTCGCGCTTTCCTGCAACTTGGCCGCCACTGTGCTGTCGGTGGTGGAGTCGGTGGAACCGTGAACGCGCAAAAAGGCTTTCAGTTCACGCCCGCCGACGTGGATGTATTCCGCCAGATCGACGGGATCCCCATACACTTCGACGGTGGACGAGCTTTCTGCGTTGTACAGGTCTAGAACTTTCAAATCTCGCATGACTGTTCTCCAGAGCAGGCGGGGCATTGCCCCGTTTTATCGGGCCGCCCCGCCTGCTTATGTTAGTTGGATTTAGGTAGAGGCGTCCGTGAAGTAGGAGCGCATCCGCCACGGTTGGATCACCTGGCCACCGACGCGCTTACGGCCCAACAGAACCATGTAGTTCTGCTCGACGTAGGGTTCGGAGACGCGCTGAATGGACAGTCCGACGCGGTCAAGCACCAGATAGCCCATCAGATCGCCGAAGATGATCGGGAAGGTGTCCGCTGAAGATGCGATATCGGGCAGGAACTCATCGCGCACGACCGGGAAACCCAGAATCTCACGCGGCGACACGCCCAGATTGCCGACCTGCGGCCACACCGGCCAGAGGTAATTGCCGTCAGTGGAGGTCAGCTTGCGCACCGCCTTCTCGGTGGCTTTGTTCATGTACAGCTTCGCATTGCGCTCGTACTGAGCGGGCAGTGCGTAAACCAGGTCGATCAGCTCATCGCTGGCGATGCTGTCGGCAGTTACGCCGGTAGCGCCGCGCTCGATGAAGTCCGCGTTGCCGGACGAACCTTCGGCAGCGGTGATGATGCCGCGCGGACGCGCGGCCCCTGATCCGTTCCAGAAAGCATCGTCTTCACCCAGCCCAAAGGCTTCGCCCAGCAGTTCGCTGGCGAGGCCCAGAACATCGAAGGCGTTGTCTTCCAGCAGGTTCAGCGACAGGGGCATGGAGGCCATCGCGGTATGAACCGGGATGTTGTACATGCCAAAGACCGGGTCGGTCACCCGGTGGCTGGTGGAGGCGGGATTTTCCGCGCCCGACCAGGTCAGGCGCACACCGGAGGTGTATTCGTCATCCGCTGTGTACTGCACCTTCGGCCACTGGGCCACGTCGCGCGAGGTTTGCGCGATCATCGCATTCTGGCGCACAACCGTGATAGTGGCGATCTTCTTGATCAGGTCCGCATGATAATCCGGCGGAACCAGGAAGCCGCCCGCGCTGTCCACGCCTTCCGAGAGCGTCTTGCGGTCGGTCGGCCCCATTTCGTGGATGCCTTTGCGCAGGTAACTCTCGTAGGCGCTGCCGTAGCCCTTCGCTTCGACGGCAGCCGGCACGTTATAGCGAAACGTGCGAAGGTCGCCGCCATTGGTCTTGATCTCGATCTCGTGCCAGGCTTTGCCGTCAACCGGCACGTCGCCTTCGCCCGGCGCGGCCTTGCGCCAGTCGGTCAGATCGATGCTCTTCGCGCCCGCAGGTTCGTTCAGCAGGTCGCGGTCGGCGCGCAGGCGTTCTGCCATACTCAGCCGCGTTTTTAATTCGTCGTTCTGTCCGAGGAACGCGGCGATCTTGTCCGCTTCCTCCTGGGGCATTTCAGACTCTTTGCCCTCAAACGCTTTGTAGATCGCGTCCGCAGCTTTGACGTTATCCGCCATCTGCTTCTGCAGATCCTTGATGTGGTCGGTCATAGTTTTTCTCCATGTTCGATTCGCTGTCGTTCGAGTCTCAGCTTTAGAAACGGAGTGAGTGCCGGTAAAGGCGGCTCGGCTCGCAGGATGTCTAAAAGGTCTGCTAGCTCTGCTGACAATGCTTCTTTATCCACCCGCCCCAGCTTTGTGAGCAGATGGTCATACACATGTTCAACGCCGGAGAAATCCTCAATGATCTCACCAGCCAGGTTGTACAGTTGGGAAAGTTTGAAATCCAGGGCGCTCTTAGCGGCCGAGGTAGCCGGGTTCGCGCCCCAGTTGACGTCCGAGGTGTCCCACAAGCGGACTTCGCGCAGGTT